CTTGTGCCGCTCAAGCATGTGAGATTCTATTATAAAATTGGTGCCTTTAAACCGAGTTTTACGTGGAACTAATTGTTGAATGAAAGTGCTGATGGACGTGTCGAACCACCTATAAAACTCGAAGAACCCTCTGAAGTTTAATTTTTCGGAAACACGATTAAAATAAACGTCTCTGAGACGTTCTAGGTCTGGATAATCGGGAGAATATGCTAACTCTGGTGCTCCAACCGCGTTTGACAGCGCATCAAGAGTCGCAAATATGTTTATGATATCTCTATTTAGCGCATCGATCAAAGAAAACTCAATCGATAAGCGCGGATCGTCTAAAGGGGTTTCGCCGGCAGGAAGTTCGTAGATAGACCCCAACGTTGCTCCGGAAAATTCTTCTAAATTTTCTTCGTTTTGTAAGCTCCTTATTCTTATCTTTTCGCTCGTCGAATATTCATCAAAATAAGGAGAAACATAGCTGTAAGTAACAATGTCGTTAACATATGCACTTTTTGAAGCCGCGAAACCTGTTCCTAATCCAAAAAATTGGTTTTCGCTGAAGTCTAAAAGTAGTATTTCTCCGTTTGCATCAGCGGAACTATTTTCTTGTTTCTCTATAGTACTTAGACGAAGCTTTTCAAAAGATCCAGACATTTTTGTCACGTAATTGTAGTTTAGCAGCGCATTTTCGACGCCCCAAGATTTATAATTTCTTACGTGCTCTTTCCACTCTGTTTCTGTCAAACCCTTCGACCAAAATCTAACGTTGCTTACTTGACCGACAAAGTTTGATGTTCTTGCAGAATTACCCACGTCCAAAGTACTGTTCAAAAACAAATAACCCATACCTCCGTCTGGTATATTCTGGTTGTTTCCTATTGATATTTTCGATCCAGACGCATTGTTCGCTGAGCTTATTACTTGAAATACGTTCGCTTCTCCTGAAGGCGTTTCATTAAAAAAAGAAGACGTCATGTAAATCTTAGAAATTTCTCCTGCGTTTTGAGTTGCAGCTCTAAGAAAATAGGACGAAGATATGTTACTGTCGATAGAATCGTTACGATACCTGCCAAACGATACGTTCCATTTTTCTCCGTCTAACACGTCCGCCGGCACGGATAACGTTAGGACGGGGGATGACGAATTAGCTCCAGGTCGAAAATATGCATATAAAGATCCCGAAGAAACTAAGTTAACTACTAACCCAGGTTGAGCAGTTGTAGATGAACCCGTGACTTCGAACCGTGCTAATGACTGTTCTCCTGCCAACCTACCAAGATTTTTTGTTCCATACTTATAAAGACCTTCAAAGGTCCATGAACCTGATGTTAATAAACCATCGCTAGCGTATGTTGAAATTCCATCGACATAGGGACCTACCACGGAAGGATACCCAGGCTCAACTCTTGAAGCAGAAAGATACGAAGTTGTGACAAGAGAAGAAGACAAAAAATCTAACATTTTTATGTAGTCTGTTTTTGTTTCTTTACAACTTCCGAATTGTTTGGTCGAAGGTCCCCCAAATTCTCTAATTCTTAGACTGCTGTCTGGATCGATACCTATCGATCTTAAGAAAGATCGTATGCTGTGCTGCGTTCCTTTTGACCTAAGAATATCGGGCATATTAACGAGCACTCTTCTCAACAAGTACGTTTGTACTTTTTTCAACGACATATCGTTGACCTCTATCTTCGTTACGTCTTCTCCGTCTACATACTGTTGAATATTCGAGCTGTTAAAAAGGGGGGGTAGATACACTCCGTAAGATTTTATAAAGTCTACAAGGAAATTGTCTGGTACAGTTTCGTAAAAATTGTAATCGACAGTTTTTAGAGTCCTAAAGGCATCAACAAACATTTTAATTTCGTCAAAAAACTTTGCCCAAATATAAAGAAAAGATAGAATAATTTGTGTCGATCCTATTTTACCTTGTCCTGGTATACCTTCTCCTCCGTAATTACTTCCAATGTTACCTTCGATGTTTGTGTTGCTAAACCCTTCTTGTAACGCTCCTTCTCTCAAATAGTGACGTGGTATCAGCTTTGTGATTAAGTTTGGGTTTGCATCATCATATAGACTAGCTGTCGCCAAAAGATTTGAGTTTAACGATATGACACCTGGATTGTATGGAAATAAAATAGTTTTAAACTCTGGTCTTTCATTTTTTATAGGGTTTAGATCATCATCCGACGCTGATTGTCTCAGAGAGGTAGTGAAGTTTGTGATGTATCCGTGTAGAGAATTACCTGAGCTGTCCAAGACGATAGAATTGACAGCGTCACTTAAATTCGAAGACAGAGAAGACGACGGTTCGTTAAAACGATAATACAATTTTAAAGAATCTGTTGAATATAAACCTTTGCTGCTGTACAACTTTTGCTGTTGCAATGTTCTGTATGAGTGAAAAATTCTTAGTTCGTCTAAAGTTCCGCTGAACGTTTGTGCGGGAGTTGTGTAGATTCCGTTCAAATAGAAAGACGATCCAGATCCAATCAGTAGTTCTGATGTGTCATCAAACGCTTGTATGCTTTTATCTTTTTTGCTTTCGCTTCTTAAAGATTGATTTACAAAAAACTGTAGAAAATTGTCACCGGTTTCTCTATTAAGGGATAAACAAACGTGATTGAACTTTCCCTTTTCTAGAACTGTTGAAACAGAATTATGGACACTTCCAGAAGTGATGCTAAAAGACGCAGTTACAAAAGATGTTATTGATGGTTCAAGATGAAAAACGAACCCTTGGGCGAGATCTGATGATACTTTTTGTAAGATGACTTGAGTTAGATTACTTTGATTCGGTACAAAAACCTGAGTCTCTATGGTAAAAGATTTGTTGATCGGCGGGTTTAAAAAAGACTCGCCTGATTTGTTTTTAGAAAGATCGGGATATAACCACCCCGCAGAATCTTTTACGTTTATCCAAGAACCTGAAAAGTGTAATTGACCTGCAAACTTTGGAAATTGATCAAAAACCCATTTTTCAAACCCGCCAAGCTTTTCAAAGAAAGATTCGACTTCAGGTTTTTTACCGTCGAACGGATATCCGTTTATGATCTGATCAAACGCCATATTAACTTTTACTTCCGCAGAAGAAAAGAAAGTGTGGTTTTCAAACTTCGACCAATCTAGATTAAGCTGCTGTGTACTTTTTAAGGGATAATTTATTGGTTCATATTTAAAAGATGATGTGCTAGATATGTTGGAATCAACCAAATCTTTGAACGTTAATGATTTGGGTCTCGTATCTGTTAAAGATGCTTTTAAAAATGAAGGAGTATACATGTTTTGATAATCTTAAAGCTTTTTTGTTCTGAACGTAGAAGAAGCATTCAAATATCTTTGCTCCTGTCCGTCAACTAGTATCATTATATCAACGACGTAAGATTTCAGTGGACTTAAAGCAGAAGTGTTGATACTGAAATACATACCTGCAGAATCGCTGCTAAGCTTTGTTGAATTTGTCGTTGAATCAAAAGGAATGACGTATTCATTAGTCGCAGCGTCTCGGACGGCGTAATATGAATTTCTTAAAATTATTCCAGGAAGTTCTACGGGCTTTCTCTTTGCAAAAATAATTGGACTATTTTCATCAAAAATGTTGACTCTCATCGTTACGTCAACATTCTCTGAATATTCAGAATTTAAACCGATTACATTGACGACATATTTTTGCGGATTAAGCCTTTTTGTTGAGCGGTTAGGAGCGTATGCTGTTACAGAGCTACCTGTGATATATGCTACAGTTCTGTCTATAGAACTCCAGATAGGAGTAAATGTTACTGATCCAGACTGTGCATATTTTGTTTTTAGGTTCGCGTTCGCTAGCGGCAAGCTAATTGATGCAGAATAAATACCCGTAGCAAGACTCGTTCCATAAGAATGTTGGGATCCTGTAAAAAACAGAGAATATGTTCCAACACCGGAAACTTGTGTTTGTAATTCTAAAAGAATGCTGTTCGAGCCTGTTACACTTTGACTAGCGGAGAGTAAATTTGTTAATTGGTTATTGACATAGTTATACAAAAACAAGCTAGAAGAAACTGGCGAATCTAGGAACAGATTGGACGTGTCGTCCGATATTGAATCGTCAAATTTCACTATTATTTTTGGACGTTTGCTTTCATCATATGCATGTCGGCTAGAAAACCTCTTGACAAAGTAAGTTTGTGAATTTAGTTCTGCACTTTCATTTAACGATATCCTAAAACCGCTATCGGGTAGGTCACCCTTTAAAGTCGCAGAAATAATATTCGTAACATCAACCAAAAGATCTTCTTCTCCTGTTACGAAAGCTTGTGATACCTTAGTGTCAGATATTGTTAAAGAGCTAGTTATATAATCTCCTGAACCAGTAGAGAAGCATGCTAGGGTGCAACCTTCTCCAAACCATGCAGCTTCTTTTGATGAAGAAATAAAGTTAACTTTGTCTTTGTCCGAATAGTACGCAACATCTTTCCCTAGACCTTCATCGAAAGACGCTGAAAGAGGAAAAACATCTACAGAAAAATTGCTCGGAGTTGTTTGCCCGCCGTATACGTCCTTTAAATTAAGAAGGCATTTAAAGCTGTTGTGAGCCGTATCTATTTTTCCTGCTGTCACTAGATTTCGAAGGGGATCTAAATCAAAATGTATAAGAAGCCTAGATAATTCAGTTTGTGGTATTTTTTCAGAGCCGCTTGTCGTTTGGATTATTCCGTAAAGCTTAAAAAGATCTAGAGACCCTGCGATGCCCGTGTTGCCGCTCAATTGTCTGACATCGTTGACGTATTTATTGGTAATATACGCATCTTTATCGGCCTTTAACGTTCGAAACATTAGGATACCACCTTTGCTATAATATCGACTTCAGGATATCTTATTTCAAAGATTCCACCTGGCGGTGGAAAGATCATCTGCCTCTTAGTATATGACTTGATATCGTGAGTTGATGAGCTGTATTCTCTTCCATTGATAAGCCCCGCTGCGTTGACGAACTGAACATTATCGACAGCGATAACTCCGCTAACAGTAAAGATAGTATACACAACGTCCGATATAACGATCGGTTGGTCGATGTACATTCTTTTTACGTTGAACTGTTTTTGTAGATTGTTCAATATTGAAGCTAAAACAGTCGTTTTATTCAAAGCTGGGTCTATCACTACTTCGAACTTTAGCTGTAGGTTTATTACCTGCGCATCGAGGATGTCGATCGCGTCAGATATCATTCGATATGAATTTAGATATTTTTTTAGATTGATCTTGAGAGTGTCAGGAGAAATTATTAACCTATTGGTCGAATCCCTAGAAATTATAAAAAGTTGCGTTGAAAGAGGATTATTGGGGTTCGACGCAACTGAAGCTCTAAAGACTCTTCCAAAGTTTGAAGGCATCGTATAAATCCGCGCGAGCAAATCTTCTTTTGTTACTATTCTTTCTTGAGAGTTTTTTACCAGTGGGATCAGCGCGACGAGGTCTTCTTTCGTCAGAGCGTCCTCACCGCCGGTTGCTCTCTCTAGGTTAGTTATTTCTAAGCTGTTTCTAACTTTAGAATTATTAGTGTTGTTTGGACTTTTTGGAAAGACCATGGTAAGGTCAGAGATTGATTTAATCGAACCGACGGACACATTGTGATTTAACCCGCCGCCGTATCTATAAACAACGGTCAGAGTTGTGTCAGCTGCTGCGATACCCAAAGTGTTTGTCTTTAAAAGTTTTTCTGGGTTAACAGGCACTCTAGACATGGTTTTTGAGTATGGAAAAGAGATAGCAAACTCTGACGGGTCTGGTATGATATCATCGTCTAAAGACTCCGCAAATCCGCCCCCAAATGTCAACGTTGTCGTTCTTTCTCTTAATGATGTGGACTTTACAAACCTGTATGGAGCGGGCAGTATTCTGAGGCTGTCTTTCACTAGTACGTTATCGCTAGCGGCGTTATTAACATTTTTATACACAACATCATGGGTTAGAGACCCAACTTCGTAGTATGTGTTTCCTTTGTCGTCATAAACTTTTACAATTTCTGTGACGTTTCCCTGACTCAAAGTTAAACTTCGAAATGGAATAAACCCACCGATAGAAAAAGTTTGAGTAGTTTCTTGTCCAGAAACGCACACGCCGCTCAACGCTAACAGGTACGATAGAACCTTTCCATCATTTCTAACTCTGCCAATTCTTCTTTCGGTCTGCGGGTTTAAAGAGTAATTTCCGTCTTCATTAACATCTAAAGCAAACTTAATGTCTTCTACTAGCGTAAAAGTTATTCCATTTTCAGAAGAAAAAGTCGTACCTTCTTTTATTATCGGTAACAAATCAACATTAGGAGTGGCGTCTCCTGGTGTCGCCACAGGCACTTCGATGTATGCGGTTATTTTAACAGAAGAAGGAGCTGCACCCGTAATTTGTATGTTAGAATTTATCAGAGCTCTTTCTATATTGATGTTTTCGACAGCTGTTTCCGGGTCGAGCTCTCCGTACAAATGATCTAGATAGAAAGATAAGTTGTCGCCGACATAAGCTGCCATGTCGAGAAACAGCCCACCGATTGAAGCTTCCGAAAAATCCTGTATTTGATCAGGATAGTATTGACGAGCGTAACCAAGTAGCTCGGTTCTGAATGAATCAAAGTCTCGAGCAAGGTATCTTCTAATTCTGTTGTCGGCCATGTTAATAAAACCTTAGATTACATATAAAACTACTTGAATTTTCTTATTAGAAACAAGTATACGAGGTATGTCATACGTAACCGTTATTTTTATGATACCCGTGCTCTGGTTTTCTAACCTATCAACCTCTGAAGTAAATTCTATCAATTCTACATACGGCATCCACCTGCTTACAGCGTTTTTTATACGAGACACCGCTTCGTTATCAAAATCTTCTTGAGAAGAAAAATCAGCCGTCAGCGGCCTTAAGTTTGCACCAAAGTCATACAGTCCCACTCTTTCTCCCCAGTTAGTTTGTAACAGGTTGCGCAAATTGTCTGCGGTCTGGTCTTCTAGGCTATAATTCATCTCAAAAAGTCCAAGCTTGCTACTGAGACGAAGCGGCGTCTTTATACCGATTGGGACTAGCGTAGAAAGAGTAAATTCATCTTTAGCTTGTTGCTGGGTTTGACCAACACTCTTAAAGTTTATAGTTGCCATCGTGTTTTTATTATCTATACGCAAAGACGCGCTTGTCGTGTCATGAGGCCTCAGGTTCTTTTAAAATCAGGAACTTTGTCGATGTTGACCCATCCAATAATCGTTCTTAGTTTTTTTTCGCCATCAAGATAGTTTGAGTCTGTTTCATCTTTTACAATGATTCCTTTATTTTTGTGCCTATAAATTCTCTTCTTTTTTATCTTGGCCCCTTGTTTTGCTTTTCCACCTTGTCCAGCATCAGCGGTAAACCAGTATTCTACGTTCTTAATTATTTTTTTTTCATAAAATAGTGAGATGTGCGTTATCTCCAAGTTCTGTAAATTACCGTGTGGACGGCGGCGCATAAAATGTGAAGGGTGGTGTCCAGATACGCTGTTAGGCGCGCCGAGACCGTGGGGGTGGCCTCCTGATATGATAGCGTCACCTGGCTCAGGACAACCTAAGCCTTCGTCCATCCAAAAGTTTTGGTCCGCCAAAGCATACGGGTGAGTAATGACAAATATCGTCCCGCGGAGCGCGCATCGGTCGTACCTATTATTTTTTTCTATTTCATCTTCCATACCTCTAGCCGCAGCCATGACGCCCCCAAGACCACGACCTGATATGCTTTGTTCTCTTACAGCGCCTTTTACTTTATAATACTGATTATTGAACTCATAGTCTGGGGGTTGGTACTTCTTCTGTGGCAAGTTTTTCCGCTCTAATAGCTGCGAATAAACATACCCTGGTAACTCTCCACACGTCGTATAATTTCTGCCGGCTGCTAAAATAGGCGATTCCTTTATCCATTTTTCAGCAGCCGCTGCCGCGTCCGCTGCTGTCTGGAAACCAGCAACCCTAGCGTTGGGTCCCTTTGTATAAGAATCTACAGTTTTTAATTTTCCATCAGAGCCTCTAACTTCGAAACCTGCATTTGACATGATCTGCGCGACTTCATAATAGTCGAAAGCTGCGTCCCAACCGATGTCGGCGCCGTCGATGAGGGGTGGTTTATAAGAAGGTGCGATCGTCGTAAAACCAGAGTCGGGGTAAAAAGACTCTCCCGTCGGTTCATCGTTAACTCTTTTTACGTTTAAAACGCTGTTGATGATTTGAATAGCTTCCACCCGAAGGGAAGTGATGCCTTTAAAGACCAGTGGATCAAGCTCTTGTCCTCTTTCAGGAGGCTTTTGTATGATATCTAACCCTCCCAGCGAAAACGGAGTCGTAGCGAGGCCTTGTGTGACCACTCCGCTACCGATGTTTTGAGCGACAAAACCTAGGGCTTGGTACTTCACCTGGTGTTGTATGAGTACCTGCTGCGCAGCGATTTGTAAAGAACTTGTTGACATCGGCGTCGGATGATCAGCACCCACTTGTTTACAAACAAAAGAGATGAGACCACCGACGACGTCTCCTGTCGCTAATTTACCAAGGATACCAGGAAGCTCAGCAACCATGAGCGCCGGGACCATCATCTTTAGGTGCGTTTTTATGGGAGCCATGGCTAGATCAACTCCAAACTTGTATTGCTCGGTATAACCAAAGTCTAACAAACGAAAATCAGGAAGCACAGGAATCGGCGGAATCGGCGGAGAAGGAATCAGTATCTTTAAAAAATCAGAACCCGGCGCTATCATGCTGGTCAATGCCTGTAGATCGATGGCGATATCGGGAAAATACGCGGCTATAAATTGCTGCGTCCCCATCGCGGGAGCTCCTGGTAGGACCATCGCGGCGAGTGCACCAGGAAGATCGAGCTTTGGAGGACTAAGACCGAGCACTGTCGCGACTGCGGTCGGGTCTATGAGAGGTAACAGTCCGTTTTTTGCTAATTGAAAGTCTCCTGGCACGTCCAACGACTTGATCATGCCTTCGTATCGAGGTCTCCAAATGTTGTGAAATTCTGAAAAAGCTTCTTTGTCTTTTAGATCTCTCTTATAGCGAGTTGCCTCCACGGTTCGTGTGCATGTTAGACCAGGCGGAAAAACGCCGGCGCCCGTCTCTAACATCTTGCTGACGTCGTCGAGGTACTTATTGAAAGCTTGGTCAGTGACTTTACCTTCATCGTCAATCACCCCGACATCTTTTAACACTCCCATGTTTCTATTTTCCTTTTATTTTTACTTAATTAAAACTTTAGTAGAAAATGTTCCAAGGTCAGGAGCTCTGTTCAGTGCCACAGCTTCTTCATCTATATTGCCGCCCGCCGTCCCTAAAAAGCCTCCACCATCAGTTGCGATGGGAAGAGCCTCAACTTCTCCATCTACTACATCTGCAGGACGATTTGTACACAAGATCGCCTGATCTGCGTCTTCGCCTCCTAACTTTATCACTCCTTCTTGACCTGGCGTAAAAATGATGTCTCCATTTTGTCTAATTGTTATTGAAGACCAACTGTAAGTGTCTTCGGTGCTTCTTTTTTCTTCTTTATAGACTACTCCTGTGTCTTCTTTTGTTTTATTAACATAACCTGTGACTATAAACGATATGTCTGATCGAGCGATAATCCTTACCTTGTCTGATTTGATTACTACGGCTGCATCACCGTTGTCGCTGTTATCAGATACACCTGTGTATTGTTTTGTCAGATATTCTTCTATTCCAAAATTTCTGTCAGGAAGAGTTCTCTGAGATACTAGCACTCTGCTTCTATCATTTATAAAATCTGGGTCTCCTTCGTTTGTAACTGGTTCGTGCTTTTCTAAAGTTTTATGTAACTCATTACCGTCTGATAAGCTTTTTACAGGAGCGACTTTTCCACCCGTTGATTCAGTCGTTCCTCGTCCAGCGACGATATCAATTGAACCTGCAAAGTCAAAGAAGCTTCCTACAGAAGGATTGGGATAAAAACCATCTTGTAGGTCTTCCTCAAAATTAGCGATGGATCCATTTCTATCAGTCCCCAAAACGACCAGCGTATTGTTGCTACCTTCTAAGGCGACATCACCAGGACGTTTTTTGAACCTTGGAACGGGTTCGTACGAAATTATTCTTGATGCGTCACTTTCGGTGACCAATGTCTCAAACGCGAGGTCGTCAGAAGAATTTGCGATTGTCAACATTTCTGAGCCAGGAACGACGAAACGTGTTCCGTCTTTTGACAAGTTGACTTTACCGTTTTGGAGTTCATAAACAGCTTGATCTTCAGAATTCATCTGCTTGATGATCGTAGAGTTAAAAGAATGATCCAGCTGCTGCGGGAAATGAGTGTGATTTACATCGTCTATAAAATGTGGAGTTGAAACTTTGCAGAACCAAAACCCTACTTCTTTTATCCTAGCATTTGGGTTTTCAAACATTGTCCACACGACTTCTCCTGGTTTACAAGGTAAAGAAAGGTGAGATGGGAAAAACGGCAAAAAGTACATTGGTCGATTAATCGCCGTGACTCCTGTGTACACTCTTTGCGCTATTATCGTGTTTCTTGGAAGAACCTTTGCGAATCTTATGCTTGCGTTAGAGACTTTGATGACGCTTTTCCAGTATTCTATCTTTGCTTCATCAATTTTTGTAGGGTCAGATATAGTCTCTAGAACTACCATTCTTTCGAAAGTAGGTAGCGGATCTTTGACCAAACGCTTTACTACCGAGTTTGCCGTAGGGGCTTGCCCCTCAGCAATTCTATCAGAAAAAGAAGGATCAAATGTTGACATTTTAAACCACCGTTATTTGCCGCTTATTTTTTTAAACATTTCTTCAGGATCAATATCATCATCAACTTTTTCGGCTTTTGCGACGAGCTCGGCGAGCCTGATGAGCTGATCATTTGATTTACTCATTTTTTCAATATAAGAAGACAACGATCGACCGTGAACGGCGTGTTCTGTACTTTTGTCTTCAACAATCTTGAGAAGCCTTACAAACAAAGAATACGCGTTTTGTCGATCAGAGATCGCGTTTTCATAGATTTCTTTCCAAAGTTTTTTCTTTTTGTCTGACAG